GCCAGAAATACCCAAAAATCCAGTTCTCCTTTTCCTTCGAATTGTAAGGCTGCTTCTACAGCAAGCTCTGATTCGGGATAGGCCGCGGTCAATTGGAATATCTTGCAAACATAAAAATTTTTCCTCTCCTCAGAAAGTCTCTCGAACACGTCATGACCTTTGAGTACTTCAAAGTCCTCCTGCGCGTCCGCTAATGTTTTCGCCAGGTCTTCTTTGTCGTCTTCAATTTTGGGCGACGCTTTTTGCCCGTCCGGAATCAGTATATGGGACACACTATCCGGACTAATGACGGAATCTTTAGACTCCGATTCGGCTTCAGGAGCTTTGTCTTCAGACTTAACTTCAGAGTTTGCAGCTTCAACCTCTTTTGGTCCTTCTTCTTTCGCTTTTTCAAGTTTAGAATTCTCCAAATGGGATTTCCTCTCAGCTCGGGCTTTGTGAACCAAGCCCCAGTCAAACAATATACTATCTTGTTCAACTGCAGAGGGAGGTACCTCTGTCCACGATCTAACTGTAACATTATAATCGTGTTTGAAACGAGTACGAAATGCTACCATTTCGCTCTCAGTTTCAAATTTCAAATAAAAGAAGCCGTTCAAAAACCAAAACTTCTGGTCATCATTATTGAAAGCCAAGAAATCCTCTCTTGTGCCAAAAGGACACCAAAAAGACAAAATTAAACGAGGTACGTAATTTTTGTTGGGTCCCGGAGGTTTAAGATTGGAAATCGAGGTATTCGCCTTAGATTTTCCTGGGTTGAGATTCTTTTTCTTTTTCTGTTTATTTGAATTATTTACATTATTTACATTATTCACATTATTTACAACTTTATCCACATCATCACTATTAGTATATTCCCCATGTGATCCATTCAATTGACTTTCAGCCTGGTCGAATTGAATTTGCAATAAAGTTTTCCGAAAAATCCTAAGAGCATAAACAAATTCGTTCGGCATCCTCCAGTCTACTCCATAGAGAACATCGTGGCAAGATAATAACGTCAAAATCTCTTTCGCGAGTGTGTTCCCAAGGAGCTCTGCAGTCCCATGCAAAACTATTTCTATAATTTCATAAGAAAATTCTGGCACCAGTGACTGATGACCACTACCAATGTTGATATATCTTGTACCTCTAGAATTATGAATTGAACACTCAGTAGAATCAAAAGTTTCAACGTACACCTTCATGTAACTATTGATCAACTTTTTCATGCTGTTAGTTCCAACTTCAAAATAATAGATTAACGTTGACACATCATCAGAGTTAGTAGCTTCTCCGTGTGAGCCATTGAGACAGATTCTGTAAAGAAAATCGTCTCCATTGCAGTATTCCTCCAAATCCATACCCCAATCCCCGAGTATGTTTCGAATTGTACCGTATTCCAATAACCGTAAAACTTTATCGGAACAACCACAGTTGGTGGCCTTTTTATCACAAAATTTACATATTGATTCTGTGATGCCTTGTTCAGGACTTGTAGTGGAATTTGGTCGACCATCCACAATGGTCTGTCGGTGTTGATAAGGTACCGGCCCATGCACAGTGGGTCTTTTGGGAGTTTTTGCAGGCCTCCCACCTGTCCGTTTCAAAACATTATTCATGTTGCCGAAGCGATAACGTAAGATTGTCAATCGGGCTACGCTAAGCCCCCATAAGGTGTGAAAACCCTTCGGAATCAAGTTCCGGATCGATGGCTGTAATTGCCACCAGCGTGTACGTTGAC